ATGGTTCTTTGTTGCAGTACCGTTCATCTACTGGAAAGTGGACTGCCCGAAACGAACTTGATACAACCACTGGAAATCTCGTATTAAGTGGTGGAAGTTTTTAACAAATAGGAAGAAAGAAAAATGGCTTTAACATTACAAATTAAAAGATCCACTGGTAGTACCGCCCCATCATCTCTTGCTGATGGTGAACTCGCCTATACTCATGGCAATGAACAGTTCTATATCGGTGATGGTTCTACGGTAAAACTTATTGGTGGTAAAAAGTTCAATGACTTAATTGACCACACTGCTGGTTCATTGACTGCAAGTTCTGCTCTTATTGTTGATAGCAATAGTGCAATAGACTCTATGCTAGTTGGTAATCATGCAACAACTGGTGGGCAGATTAAATTAAATGAGGGTACTAATAATGGCGCTCACTTTATTGGACTAAAATCACCCAACACACTTTCTGGTAACGTAACATTTGTTCTACCAGCAGCTGACGGTAACGCCGGCGAATTCTTGAAAACGGATGGTTCTGGTGCATTAGCATTTGACGCAATTTCAACCTCATTCACACTTGTTGCAGATAGTGGTACAAACGATACATTCACAACAGGTGGCACATTAACTTTTGATGGTGGAACAGGTATTGATACAACAGTATCAGATGATCAAATTTCATTTGCAATTGATTCGACAGTCGCAACACTTACTGGTACACAGACACTAACTAACAAATCAATTGTTGCTACTCAGTTGACAGGAACGATTGCTGATGGAAGAATTGCTTCTAATTCAGTAACTCAACACGAGGCAGACTTAACAATCACCGAATCACAAATCAGTGACTTGGGTTCTTATTTAACTGCTGAAACAAACGACTTGTCTGCTGTTGTCACATGGGCGAATGTTCCAAACGCAAATATCACACAAGGTTCTGTAACTCAACATCAGGCTGCACTTTCAATTGCAACCACACAGTTGACAGGCACAGTAACTAATGGACAACTTGCTGGTTCAATTGCAAACGCAAAACTTGCTAATGACGGTATTACAATTGGTGATACTGATACATCACTTGGTGGCACAATCACTGCACTAAGTGGATTAACTACTGCATCTATTGATAACTTAACCTTAGACGCAAATACAATTTCAACAACTAACTCAAATGGCAACTTAGTACTTTCTCCAAATGGAAGTGGTTCTGTTACTGTTCCTTCTGGTTATACTGGAAGAGCTGGGTTTGGTTCAGACTCACTTGTAAACAAATCATATGTTGACAGTGTTGCAAACGGACTTGACGTTAAGGCCTCTGTAAGAGTTGCTACTACTGCAAACCTTGCTGGAACTTATAACAACGGAGCAGGAACAATTACTGCTGATTCTAACGGTGCAATCTCAGTAGATGGGGTTGCTCTTGATGTAAACGACAGACTTCTCGTAAAAGACCAATCAACTGCTGCACAGAATGGTTTCTATAAAGTAACAACTGTTGGTTCTGGTTCAGCTGCATTTGTTCTAACAAGAACTCCAGATGCAGATGCTGCTGATGAACTTACTGCTGGTGCATTTACATTTACTGAAGAAGGTAGTGCAAACGCAGACAACGGTTATGTTCTAAGTACAAATGGTGCAGTTACACTTGGTACTACAAACATTACGTTTGAACAGTTCTCAGGTGCTGGACAGATTTCTGCTGGTAACGGTTTAACAAAAACTGGCAATACAATTGATGTTGTAGGAACAGCAGATAAGATTACTGTTACATCTGATGCAATTACAATTGCTAGTTCTTATGTTGGACAGTCGAGTATCACGACTTTGGGTACAATCACAACTGGTGTTTGGAATGGTACAGATATTGGTGTTACACACGGTGGTACTGGATTGAGTGCTGCAGCAAAGGGTTCTGTACTTGTTGCAAACTCTGCTAATACCTTTTCTGCACTTGACGGTGGTGGTTCTGCTGATGGGTTTTTATTGTACACATCTAGTAGTGATACAATTTCTTGGGGATCGAGTATAGACGGCGGCACGTTCTAATAAGTAGTCTTGGAGGATAATTAACTATGGCTACTATTGCGATAAAACCAAAACGGTCAGAGACAGCATCTTCTGTTCCTTCTGGAAGTGATTTGGAAACAGGAGAGATTGCAATCAACTCTGCTGATCAGAAGATTTACACAAAGCAAGCTGATGGAACTATAGTTGAAGTTGCAAACGCTAGTGCTGGGGCTTCAGAAGGATTCGCAATAGCATTGGCTGTAGCATTAGGATAAAAAATATGGCAATACCAAATACAAGAACAAATTTTAAAGAATACTGTCTTAGAGCTCTAGGCAAACCTGTGATTGAAATTAATGTCGATCCAGATCAAGTAGAAGATAGAATTGACGAGGCGTTACAATATTTTGCACAGTACCATTACGATGGTATTGAGAGGGTGTATCTAAAACACCAGATGACTCAAGCAGATATTAACAGGGCAAGAACAGACACAACTTTATCTACTGTAACGGATGTGGATGGTTCTACAACAGCAGTATGGAAAGAACAGAATAACTATATTCCTGTTCCATCTAGTGTTGTCTCTGTTGTAAAAGTATTCCCTATGACAGACAAATCATCAATGAATATGTTTGATGTTAGATATCAATTACACCTAAATGATTTGTATGATTTTAGTTCAACCTCAATGATTCAATATGAAATGACTATGCAACATCTAGATTTCCTAGATAATATTCTCATTGGAGAGACTGTAATTCGTCATAACCAACACCAGAATAGATTGTATATGGATGCTGACTTTCAATCAGACTTTGTTGATGGTGACTATATTATTATTGAATGTTATCGTAAATTAGATCCAGCAACATTTTTTGATGTTTGGGATGACATATTCTTAAAGAAATACGCAACACAACTCATCAAACAACAGTGGGGCGCAAACCTTTCTAAGTTCCAAGGAATTCAGATGTTGGGTGGAGTTGCATTAAATGGTGAACAAATTTACACGCAGGCACAAGAAGAGTTGAATAAACTAGAAGAACAAATTCAACTTGCATACGAGTTGCCTCCGATGCATATGATAGGTTAAACTATGCCAACTAATGTATATTTCGATACAGGTACAAGACCAGAACAAGCTCTCTATGAAGATTTAATCATAGAGCAACTTCGTATTTACGGACAGGATGTGTATTACATTCCTCGTAACATGGATGGTGTTGATGATATCTTTGGTGAAGACAAGAGTTCTTCATTCGATGATGCATATATGATTGAAATGTACGTTGATAATGTAGACGGATATGAGGGCGAGAAAGAACTCATGTCTAAGTTTGGTTTAGATATACAGGACGATGCAACATTTACAGTTGCAAGAAGAAGATGGGAACAGTTTATATCAGTAGATAATAATCTATTGGTTTCCTCTCGCCCGAATGAGGGTGATTTGATTTTTTGGCCAAAGGGTAATAAATTATTTGAGATTACTTTTGTTGATCACGATGACCCATTCTACGCAGTACAAAATCTACCAACATATAAACTCAAGTGTAAGACATTTGAGTATGCTTCTGAAGTTATTGATACAGGAATTGCAGAACTTGATGCGATTGAAGATAACAACTCCTTGGATATGTTATCACACCAACTTACTTTAGAAACTGAAACTGGAAGTGGTTCTATTATTATGGAAAACTCTGTAGAGAATTCTGCGGCGTCCTATATAATACTAGAGACTTATAACGTGAGTACAATAGACGAAAACTCACAAAACGACATCTTTGAAAGTGAAGATGATAATGTATTAGACTTTACCGAATCAAATCCATTCGGTGATGCTGGGATGAAATAATTATGATTGGACAATATTTTTATAACGAATCTACGAGAAACGTAGTGGTTGCATTTGGTACTCTTTTTAACCAAATTCAATTAACAAAGAAGAATAATTCTGGTGCTGTTATCCAGACGATGAAAGTTCCTCTTGCATATGGGCCAAAACAGAAGTGGTTATCAAGACTAACTGAAGACCCAAATCTTTCAAAGAAGGTTGCAGTAACGCTACCTCGTATTGGTTTTGAGATTTCTGGTTTATCTTATGATGCAACGAGAAAACAGAACAAGATTATTAAAGCAAAGAAAGTACTGGATGGTGCAGATAGTAGTCAGTTAAAATCTGGTTATATGCCTGTTCCTTACAATGTTGACTTTGAGTTGTATGTTCTTGCAAAGAACTCTGATGATGCTCTACAGATTGTAGAACAGATTCTACCTATCTTTCAACCAGAATATACAGTAACAATGAAAGAGATACCAGAGTTGGATATCATTCGTGATGTTCCAATCGTACTGAATAGTATTGGGTATGAAGATGATTATGAGGGAGACTTCACAAGTAGAAGAAGTATTGTTTATACACTTTCTTTTACTGCAAAGTATTATCTATATGGCCCAGTAACATCTACAAATGTTATTCGTAGTGTACAAGTTGATCAGTATGCTGACACTCCTGTCAATGCTCCTACAAGGGAACAGAGATATACAGTTACACCTGACCCAGTAAGTGCAGCTGCAACGGAGTTTGACCCTGATGATGATAACTTCGGTTTCAATGAGACTACAAGTTTCTTTGAAGATGCGAAAACTTATGACCCTAAGACTGGCACAGACGTATAAATAGTATAAAGAATTAGGAAAACGATATGGCAAGTA